ACGCTCAAGGAGGCGAGCGTCGAGTTCGAGATGGTCTGGGACACCGCCGATGCGGGTTTCAGCGCCATCAAGGATGCCTTCTTCGACGGCACCAACATCGATCTGGCGGTGATGGATGGCGACATCGGGCAGACGGGCACGCAGGGCCTGCGCGCCGAGTTCGGCATCACGTCGTTCAGCCGCTCGGAGCCGCTGGAGGAGGCGATCACGGTGAGTGTGACCGCCAAGCCGGCGTACTCGGTCAACGCGCCCGAGTGGATGGTGATCCCCTGAGGAGTGATCGATGAAGGTGTTCAAGGACAACGCAGGCCGCGAGTGGACGGTCGAGATCAACGTCGCCGCGCTCAAGCGCGTCAAGAGCCTCACCGGGGTGGACCTCCTCGGCGTGCTCGACGGCACGCTCGTCGAGCGGCTCATCCGCGACCCGGTGCTCCTGTGCGATGTGGTCTACGCAGTGTGCAAGCCGCAGGCCGACGAACGCAGCGTCACCGACGAGGACTTCGGGCGCGCCATGGCCGGCGACGCGATCGAGCACGCCACCGAGGCGCTGCTGGAGGAACTGGTGTCTTTCTGCCCGAGCCCGAGGGACAGGGCCAACCTCGGGCGGGTGCTCAAGGCCACGAGGGACGTAATGGACAAGGCCCGGGACATCGTCGAGGCCACGCTCGACAGCGGGGAACTGGAGAAGGCGGCCGAGCAGGCGCTCGAACAGGCGCAGACGGGGCCTGGCAGCTCATCTGGCAGTGTGCCGGCATCGCCGGCGTCGATCCCGCCCGACTGACCCTGCGCGAGCTGCTGGCGATGGCCGAAGCCCGCCAGAAGCACGACTGGAGCATGACCAGCAGCATGATGGCCCTCATCGCCAACGCCCACCGTGATCCGAAGAAGCACGGACCGTTCAAGCCGACCGACTTCGACCCGACCAGCCGCGCCCACGCCCAGCCCATCCAAGCCGGCGTCGGCGTCCTCAAGGACGTCTTCATCGACAAGCGCGTTCCCCTCGCGGGCAAGGAGGTTTCATGAACCGTCGCAACGTCGCGTATGCCTTCGGGCTCGTCATGATCGCGCTCGCCCTGGCCGCGTGCGCCGGCTTCGACCTCGGCGACATCGTCAAGGTCAGGACGCCCCACGAGATCCAGCAGACGACGGGCCTGCCTTCCCGCGTCAGTCTCAATGAGGCCGAGGCCGAGTACCGGGCGTGGTTCGAGGACGTGCAGCGCACCGGTGCCCAGTGGAAGGCGTCGATCGAGCGCGCCGGCGAAATCCGCGGTCTGCTCGGCCAGCTCACGCTGAACGCGCTCGACGAGGTCGGCCCGACGCTCGCCGGCGTGCCGGTTGTCGGCCCGGCGCTGCCGGCGCTCACCGGCATCGTCGGCCTGTTCATCGGCTCCGGCCGGCTCCGCAAGGAAAAGGAGGCCTCCTTCAACAAGGGGCTCAAGGAGGGCAAGACCCTCAACGGCGCTTCAGGCGCGTGATCAACGGAAGGAGCACGCATGGCAACGCTGACGCCCGCGACCGCCGCCAGGTCCGCCAACCCGATCACCTTCACCGGAGCGAGCCCGGGCGGAGACGAGTTCGCCAACACGGGCAAGGAGCTGCTGCTCGTTCGGCACACGAACGCCGGTGGTGTCGGCGTCACGCTGACGGTCACATCGCAGGCGACGGTTGACGGGCTCGCCGTCGAGGATCGCACGGTGGTGATCGATCCCGGCGAGACGCACGTGCTCGGCCCCTGGCCCAAGGCGGCGTACAACGACGCCAACGGCAATGTGGCGCTGTCCTGGTCGTCGACGACGGATGTCGAGGTCGCGGTGATCGGATGATCGACATGCGGATCAAGCACATGTTCTTCGACCGGCCCCGCGTCGTCGCCGCCGTGGACCGGGCCAAGCGCAAGGCCCTCTCCCGCGGGGGGGCCTTCATCCGCCAGTCGGCCAAGACCAGCATCCGCAAGCGCAAGGGCTCGGCCCCTCCGGGCAAGCCGCCACACTCGCACGAGGGGAGCCTGCGGCGGTTGCTCCTGTTCGGGTACGACCGAAGCACGGACTCGGTCGTTGTCGGGCCCGTGGGCTTCAAGAAGAGCACCGCGCCAAGCGTGCTGGAGTTCGGCGGCAGTACCGTGATCACGCGGCGTGTGCGCGGCCGGCTCGTGCGCCAGCGCGTGAAGATCGCGGAGCGCCCCTACATGGGGCCGGCGCTGGCGAAGGAGAAGGACAAGCTCCCGAAGACGTGGGCAAACAGCGTGCGCGGAGGGCCGTGACGCATGGCCGGCGCACAGGGCATCCGCGCGGGACGGGCCTTCGTCGAACTGGGCGTGAGCGACAGGCTCACGGCGGGCCTGAAGGCCGCCCAGCGCCGGCTCAAGGCCTTCGGCGCCGGCGTGCGCTCCATCGGCCAGCAGCTCGCCGCGGCCAGCGCCGTCGCCGCCACGCCGCTGGTCCTGAGCAGCGCCACCTTCGCCACCTTCGAGCAGAGCATGGCCCGCGTCCGCGCGCTGACCAACGCCAGCGAGACCGACTTCCAGCGCCTCCCCGGTGAGGCCAAGCGCCTCGGCGAGTCCACGGTCTTCTCCGCCAGCCAGGCGGCCGACGCGATGGGCTTCTTCGCCCTGGCCGGCTTCAGCGTCGATCAGATCCTCAGGGCCATCGGCCCCACGCTCAACCTCGCGGCGGCCGGGCAGCTCGAGATCGCCCAGGCCGCGGACATCGCCGCCAAGATCATGGCCGGGATGGGCATCGAGGCCGACCGCCTCGGCGAGTCGGTGGACGTGCTCACCAAGGCGATGACCACCGCCAACACCGACCTGCTCCAGCTCGGCGATGCGATGAAGTTCGTCGGACCGATCGCCAAGAGCGCCGGCATCTCCTTCGAGGAGATCGTCGCAGCCATCCAGCTGCTCTCCAACGCCGGCATCCAGGGCGAGATGGCGGGCACGAGCCTGCGCGGCGCCATCCTCTCGCTGACGAGCCCGAGCAGGGAAGCGGCGGACACGCTTAAGGAGCTCGGTGTCGGCGTGCTCGATGCGCAGGGCAACGTCCGCCCCCTCGCCGACATCATCGACGACCTCAACCGCGCGATGGAGGGGATGGGCTCCGGCCAGCGCCTGGAGGTGCTCGGGACGATCTTCCCCGCGCGGCAGGCGGCGGGCATGGCCGAGCTGCTCTCGCAGGGCGCAGACCGCCTGCGCGAGTACCGCGGCGCGCTGGAGGACGCCGGGGGTACGGCATCCCGGATCGCGGGCGTCCAGCTCAACACACTCAAGGGGCAGGTGACGATCCTCAAGAGCGCCCTCGAGGGCCTCGGCATCGCCGTGGGCGAGTCCCTCGTCGGCCCGCTGCGCGTGGCGACGCACTTCATCACGCGCGCGTCGGGGGCGATCGCCCAGTGGGTCCGCGAGAACCGGTCAGTCGTGGTCATCGCCGCGGCGTCGATCCTCGTGATCGGCGGCGTCGGTGTCGCGCTCGTCGGGCTGGGAATCGCGGCCCAGGCGGCGGCGTTCGTGATCGGCGGCCTCGGCGCGATCCTGGCGGGCGTGAAGATCGCGTTCGCGGCGGTGGCCGCGGTGATCGGCGCGCTGCTCTCGCCGATCGGCCTGGTCGTGGCGGCCGTGGTCGGCCTCGGTGCAGCAGTTCTCGTCTCCAGCGGTGTCGTGGGCGAGGCGATCACGTGGCTCGGCGAGCAGTTCGCGCGGTTGCGCGAGACTGTGACGACGGTCGTGCAGGGGATCACCGACGCGCTGGCCGCGGGCGACATCGAGCTGGCGGCCCGGGTTCTGTGGCTCGCCCTCAAGCTCGCCTGGCAACAGGGCGTTGCCGCGCTGAACTCGATCTGGCTCCAGGCCCGGGCGTTCTTCGTGGGCACGGCGCAGAAGATGTGGTTCGGTGCCCTCGCCGCGGCGCAGCAGGTGCTCCACTCACTCGAGGTCGCGTGGATCGAGACGACCGCGTTCCTCTCCAAGACCTGGACCCGGTTCACCTCGGGGTTCACCAAGATCTGGGAGCGGGCCAGCGCCTTCGTCGCCAAGCGGATGCTGGAGATCCAGGGACTGTTCGACGCAGGGCTCGACGTCGATGCCGCCAAGCGTGCCGTGGACGAGCAGCTTGAGTCGCGCCTGGCCGAGATCGATGAGGGCGCCCGGCGCGACCTGTCGCAGCGCGAGCAGCGCCGGCAGACGGAGCGCGACCGCTCGCGCGAGCTGAACGAGGCCACGCTCGCCG